TCCAGCGCTTCTGAGGATAGACCCGAAATATCTGAGGAGGAAAGGGAGGCCAGAAGAAAAGCGGCTGATAGCATCATGAAAAAATTTGGGTTTGGAAAATAAAAATATTTCGCTATGGTTGGGTGTGGGGGCTTATTCGCCTTTGCCTCACAAACTGGCTCCCCTTGGCTAGGATATACACTGCGATAGGGGAGCTTTTTTAATTGGGAGAATAAAATTGGGAAACTGGCCCGCTGATAAAATCACGCAAAGAAAAGTTACTGCTTTAGTTCCATATGCCAGAAATAGCCGAACTCATAGCGATGAACAGGTTGCACAAATAGCTGCCAGCATTAACGAGTGGGGGTTTACAAATCCAATATTAGTTGATCCAGATGGTGGGATTATAGCGGGCCACGGACGATTATTGGCGGCGCAGCGGCTTGGCATTGATGAAGTTCCAACAATGACCGCTGTTGGATGGACGGAAGCGCAAAAGCGAGCCTACGTCATAGCAGATAATAAATTGGCCTTAAATTCTGACTGGGATATGGAGCTTTTAAGAATTGAGCTTGACGATCTCTCAGATTTAAATTTTGAAATGGATCTTGTGGGATTTTCCCCAGATGACTTTGAAGCATTAAATTTCGACAGTGATGCAGAGGCAGAAATGCCAGATTTAAACGATGGGGATAGGGAGCCATTCCAACAAATGACTTTTACAATGCACGACGATCAAGTTGAGCAAGTGAAAGAGGCCATAGAAAAGGCAAAAAAGATGGGGCCATTTGTTGATACAGGAAATGAAAACGGGAACGGGAACGCCATTTCAAGAATTTGCGAGATCTTCAATGGCCTCAGCTAAAAATCTTTTAATAAAACCAATTTCAAGTGCGGCGGCGACTAAGGTTGTTAGGGCAATTCATTACAGCGGAAAAGTTGCAGCAAATTCACAGCTTCATTTCGGTGCTTTCTGGAATGGAAAGCTTGAAGGAGCAATGCAGTTCGGGCCTTCGTTAGATAAAAGAAAAACCCAAGCGCTTGTGTCTGATACAAAGTGGAACTCTTTTCTTGAATTGAACAGGATGGCGTTTTCTGAGGTTCTTCCAAGAAATAGCGAAAGCCGTGCCCTTAGCGTTGCAATGAGGCTTATTAAAAAACATTACCCGCACATTGATTGGATCATAAGCTTTAGCGATGGAACGCAGTGCGGAGACGGAACAATATATAGGGCCGCTGGATTTCATCTGACTTCAATTAAAAAAAATACAAGCATTTGGGAGGCTCCAAATGGAGAAGTCTCTACTGACCTTTCTTTGCGGCTTGGACAGCAAAATAAAACAATAAACAAAACATCAGTGACCAAAGGGAAATCAATAACCCAGACGGGCGCATCTTCAATGAAACCATTTCGTGAAGCTGGGTATAAGCCAAAGAAAGGGTTTCAGCTTAGATATGTTTATTTTTTAAATAAAGACGCAAAAGAAAGGCTGACAGTGCCTATTCTTCCATTTAGCGCGATTGACGAAGCTGGCGCTGGAATGTACAAGGGAGAAAGGCGTGGAAAGTAGGCAATGGTTTTTTCCCAATTTCACAGCGGCGGTGCGACACCGACCTCCACGCTCCAATCAAATCAATTAAAAATTGCAGATATGTGCAGAATTTCCAAATTTTGTAACTGCATAAATCATTGTGCGCTTACCATCAAATTGCGCCGCATATTCTTTAGCGGCCTCAATGGTTTCAAAATCTTTTCTTGATCTTTTCCCGCTTATGATCCGAACCGCTGTAAAGATTGTGCCAGCTTCTAAGCATTGCTTTTCATATTCATTTAAGGTCATATCGCTTCTCCCAATTTATGATTTTATGTGTAGCACACCAGTCAGAATGAGAAAGAAAATTCACTAAATATCAATGTGGTTTCACCATTCAAAATTTATGTTATAAAGGTATTGTTTACGGCAGGGGGTCAAAATGATGGATCATGAGACAGAAGAATTGGAGCCACATAATAAGCGCGGCCCGAAAGGCCCGTCAAAAATACTTACGGATCAAGACTTTAACATGCTTTTAAGCATGGTTCGTATTCAGTGCACACAAACGGAAATATGCGAAATCTTAGGGATGTCAGATACTACGCTAAACCGAAGGCTTAAAGAACGAGATTATGAAAATTTTGAAGACCTCTATAAAAAACATAACTCAGAAGGAAAGATGAGCCTTCGACGCTTTCAATGGAAGGCAGCGGAAAACGGGAACGCCACTATGCAGATTTGGCTTGGGAAGCAATATCTTGGTCAAAGAGATAAGATCAACGCAGAATTAACTGGTGAAAACGGTGGGCCAATCATCACAAGAGTAGAAAGTTTTTTCGTTGAGCCGCCATCAAGCGATTGATCAGGGTGTAATTTCTTTTGCTCATCCAGCTTGGTCACGCCCGCTGTTCCAAGGGGATCGTGGTCGGCCAAGGTATAGAGCGGCAAAGGGCGGTCGGGCTTCTGGAAAGTCGCACTTTTTTGCAGAAATTTTGCTCAAGCGCATGATTGAAAACCCAGACACTAAGGCAATATGTATTCGGGAAGTTCAGAGATCCCTTGAATTTTCGTCTAAACAGCTTTTAGCGGATAAAATCATATCAATGGGGTTGCTCCATTATTTTGAAATACAGCAAAATCGTATTCGTTCTGTTTTTGGTGAGGGGATAATAATATTTCAAGGTATGCAAGATCACACTTCCGACAGCGTGAAATCTTTGGAGGGCTTTGATATTGCTTGGTGCGAGGAAGCTCAATCTTTATCGAGCCGATCCATTGAACTTTTAGATCCAACGATAAGAAAAGAAGGTTCAGAAATTTGGTTTAGCTGGAACCCGTATAAAAAAACCGATCCAGTTGAAGAATTTTTTACAGATAACGATCAGGCAGTTCTAGTTCATGTAAATTATCTGGAAAATCCGTTTTGCAGCGAAAACATAAAGGAAATGGCTGCGCGGTCTAAGGCTCAAAATATTTCAAAATATAATCACGTTTGGCTGGGTGATTATATGAAAGATGTTGAAGGAGCTTTGTGGAAAGACCCAATGATAAAAATGGCACAAAGTAAGGACGAGGTTCCGCAGCTTGAACGAATTGTGGTCGCTATAGATCCAGCGGTGACAGCAAAAGAAAATAGTGACGAAACAGGAATTATAGTCGCGGGCAGATTAGGTGAAAGATTTTATATTTTGGATGACCTGAGTTTAAGGGCATCACCAGATACTTGGGCGCGGGCCGTTGTAGAAGCATATCACCATTGGAACGCCGACAGAATTGTTGCAGAAGTAAACAACGGTGGTGATTTGGTTGAAAAAGTGATAAGAACTATAGACAGAAGTGTTCCCTATACACCCGTCAGGGCATCAAGGGGTAAGATATTAAGAGCGGAGCCAATAGCGGCTTTGTATGAGCAAGGGAAAGTTTCCCATTGTGGAGAGTTTAGGGAACTTGAGGATCAAATGACCAGTTACACCCCACTGTCAAAAAAGTCTCCTGATCGTTTGGATGCTTTGGTTTGGGCTTTAACTGAGTTAAGCATATCAACAGGGCAAGCTGTTTGGAGAATTAGCTGATGGGTATTTTGGACAATATAGCGGCCATTTTGGGGCGCGGGCAGTCTTTCGAGCGCAAAGAAGCGCCTCAGGTTCATATCAGCGGTCCGTCATATAGCGGAACAAAAAAAGATAATTTCAAAGCTTTTGCACAAGAAGGCTACAAGGAAAACGCTATTGTTTATCGTTGCGTGAATGAAATCGCTAACGGCGCAGCTTCGATCCCTTTTTGCGTTTATCAGGGAGATATAAAGCTTGAAAGCCATCCCCTGATTTCTCTTTTGGAACGGCCAAACCCGCTTCAAGCTGGTATTGAATACTTCCAAAGCCTCTATTCCTACTTGCTTCTGTCTGGGAACTCTTATGCTTTACAATCAGACATAAATGGCGTTCCGCGTGAATTGCATATCTTGCGGCCAGATCGAATTGAAATTGAACCAAGCTCAACCGCAATTCCAAAGGCTTACAAATACAAGCTTGGCTCTGAGGTCGTAAAAACCTACCCCGCTGACCCAGTAACGGGAGGGGCAGAGGTTAAGCACTTTAAGCTTTGGAACCCTCTTGATGATTATCTTGGGCTTTCTCCATTAGCCGCAGCGGCTTTGTCTATTGACCAGAACAACATGGTTTCCAAGCATAACATTGCGCTTCTGGCTAATGGAGCGCGGCCATCTGGCGCTATTGTTTTTAAACCCGCAGATGTCGCTGGCAATAGGTTGATGCTCACAGATGGGCAGAGAGATCAGTTGCAGAATGATCTGGCAAACAGGTTTAAGGGCGTAAACAACGCAGGGCGTCCAATGTTGCTTGAGGGTGATTTTGATTGGAAAGAAATGGGGATGTCTCCAAAGGACATGGATTTCTTGAGCCAAGCAAATATGACTGCAAAGGATATTGCTCTTTGTTTTGGCGTTCCTTCGCAGCTTATCGGCATCCCAGACGCGCAAACCTATGCGAATGTCCAAGAGGCAAGGCTGGCGCTATACGAGGAAACGATTATTCCTTTGGCGCGTAGGATCGAAAGCGATTTAAACGAATGGCTGGCCCCAGCGTTTGGCGATGATATTAAAATTTCGTATGATATTGATGCCATCCCAGCCATGACAGAGCGGAGGCGCAGGGTTTATGAAAATGTTACTGCGGCAGTTAGGGATGGGATTATCTCTCGCAATGAGGCGCGTGATAGATTGGGCCTTGAACCCATCAGCGGGGGAGATGAAGTCTTTATCGCTGCAAATCTATTCCCGCTGGGTGGACCAGAAATCGCAGAAGATGAAGGTCAAGATCCAGAAGATGCTGGGAAAGAAGCCTACGGCGAAACCGAAATAAAAAAAAAGAGTGAAGTAGCCAAGGACACTTTCACAACCAGAGCGGAAGCATCGGCACGGGCTTCTGAGATTGGATGCGTTGGCACTCACCAGCATACAGTTGACGGTCAAGCGGTGTTTATGCCTTGCGATACCCACTCTGAATATGAAGATTTGACTGATGGCGGCGAAAAGGCTGAAAGCGATGTAAATACAACGCCCACCGAAGCAATGGCGAGAAATGCAGAGCGTGGGCTAAATCTTCGCAAGGAATATGGGCGCGGTGGAACTCAGGTAGGGGTTACGCGGGCTAATCAGCTAAAGTCAAAGGAGCGCCTAAGCCCCAGAACGGTTCGCAGAATGCACAGTTATTTTTCCAGACATGAAGTAGACAAGCGAGCGGAAGGCTTCCGCAGGGGTGAAGCTGGATGGCCCAGTGCGGGTTTGGTGGCTTGGCTTCTTTGGGGCGGTGATGAGGGCCAGAGTTGGGCGGCTCGAAAAGTGAAGGAGCTAGATAAAGAACGTGATAAGGCTCAAGAGTTGGCTGCATATATGGAAGATTTGCAGATTGAGGAAAAAGCGCCGACTAAAATTTCGGAGGCGGTCAAAAAAGGTTTAGCCGAAAAGGTGAAAGACCATAACGAAAAACACGGCGACAAAAAGGGCAAGAGGGTCACTCAGAGGATGCTGGAGGCGGTTTTCCGTAGAGGCGTGGGCGCTTATAATACAAACCCTTCTTCTGTGCGTCCTAGCGTTAGTTCTGCGGATCAATGGGCATACGCTCGCGTAAATGTATTTTTGCAAGCCGTAAGAACAGGGAGATATAAAAGCGGAAAGTTTGACACCGATCTTTTACCAGAAGGACATCCGCTAAAATCCAAAGATAAGAAGTAGATTATTCATCGTCGGTGAATAAGCGCTTGTATTCTTCTTCTGTGATTATACCGTATTCTTTGGCTTCATTTGCTAGGATCAACGCCCACTTTTCGCCATCTGGGCCATCAATCGCTTGGTCAAATGTGCGAGAGGCATCCTCGATTAGATAGGCTTCAATGCAATTGTAAGCCTCATCAAGTTCTTGGTCTTGGCCTTCAAGTTCCAAAAATTTGTAAGCGGCCAATCCCTTCATGAGGCTGAGGGTCTTTGGCATGTCTGCGCCGAAAATTTCCATAGACAAAACTCGCATTTTAAATTCTGGATCATCGAGATTTCCCAATTTTATAATTTGCTTAACGTAATCTGAGAACCTTTCGGCCCTCAGAATAAATTGCTCCGATACTTTCATTATGCCCACCCCATGCTAACAGCAAAGATCCAGCCCACAGACGCGGCACCGATCACCGCGAAGATAATAACATCTTGCTTCCAATTTGTCATAACGTCCACCTTCCATAATCAGCGGCCTTCTCATCCATAAAGCAATTGCCGCAAGCCACAAAGCTACTTTTGAACCAATCGCGGAAGGTTTCCCCCTCATCTTTGATTTCATCAAAGTAGATTTTCAGAGCGGCAAGATCCTCACCGCTCAATTCAACTGTATGTTCAATTTTGATTTTCACCAAACCTCTCCTTCTTCCATGAAATCAATGGCGTCATAAATTCCCAGCGGAGCGGAGAGAGATCCATCATCTCTGATGCGGCGAA